TTGTTCTAAAATTTGTTCATTGGGCGTAGAAGTGCATTCACCATCTACTGTAGTGTAAGATGTTACTGGTGAAAATTTATTTCTTCTTCTACTGTTGTCCGGGTTTATGCTAGTTATGATATAACTCAACTTAGGCAATTGTGTTTCGATTCTAGTGCCATCAGTTATCGAAGACGGCTCCAATAGTCTTCTTATAAATTTTTCTTGTGGTGCGTAAGTAATTGGAACTCTTATCGGTATCGGTAAATTTATATTATCTGGATTGGAATGTTGTACAACAATATTGTTGAACAAAGAACCAAATCCCACTACCAGTTTTCTTAAACTTTTATTGTAAAAATACTCAAACATTTTTTATTCCTTATTAATCGCAAGCCGCAAATGGGTTATTTGGGTCAAACGTATATCCAGCAGATTCCGTTTTCAATACATCGTTTATTCCCGCAGTTGTTCCCAAGATATTGTTTAGAGGTATTACTGTAGAACCACAAAGACCTCTTGTTGATGTATAAACAGAATTGATTGCGCTGTTCTGTGTATTGATCTTTTCGTAGCTGTAGGTGAATAGTTCAGCAGTTATCGCATAAGAATACAATTTTCCTAGCGGATAAAATGGATTTTCATGTTCGACAAAGTTTATTTCAAATAATGCTTTTGCCAGAGGAAAATATATTAGGTCACCCTCTCGCGGTCTTGTTATTGAAGGTTTTTTGTTTGTTACTTCTTCCTTGAATCTTTTTCTTGCAACAATCAACATAACCTTATCTTTTATTTCAAGGCCAAACTGTGAAATCAAATCAGTTCCATCAAATCCTTTATATGATTGAAGATACATTTCTACCGTGTAAGAGTTTGTGAATGAAGATCCCGGATCTTCACCAAAAACTCTATCGATTGATAGATATTCTCTCGGAACATAAACACAATCCAACCCCGTAGTTTGAATTATCTCAATGGTAATTCCTTCAACGAGATTCTGTTCGCCTTGGTAATTTGAAAAATAAGGATTGGTTGCCATTTTATCCTATTAGTGGGTCTGGTGGAAGTTCTTGAGTCTTCAACAAAGATTGTTCTATTTGATTTAATTCAGATAATGCCTCATTCATAAGAGCAGCAGCGTTGAGTTGTGCTCCACCCGGCAATGGAACCCCGGCAAATTTCATCAAATTTTGAGCCCACTGTTTCTTTAAAAGAGCGACATAATATTTTTTAAACACACGGTCGTCCCAAACTTTTGAATATTGATTTGGATCAATTTGAACGTATGCTTCAACTAGCAAATAACTTCCAGGAGTTATGTTTTGAACATCTTGATCTAGGAAAAGTCTATCGGTTGTTCTTGTGTATGTAAATGACGCCGGGTAATTAAATACGTCATTGACGAGTTTTAAATAACTCATGGATTCCATGTAACTAGCCATGGGACCGGTTTGCATTCCACCTTGATTGAAATACAAACCAAAGAAATCAAACAAAGTAAGTTGATAACGGAGATCAAACATATAATCTCCAGAAACATCAGAAGATCTATAAACTTTAGAAATAGTTCTAATGTCGGTTGCTGCTGGCCAAGCACTAGTTACACCTGTGGTGGGATCATACTTATCTTGCGCACCAACCGCATTGCCTAAAGTTGTAGTATCAAAATATTTTCTATCTATATCTTGCTGGGTTATTTGATACAAAAATAATGCTCTTTGATTGAAATCAAAATGCCTTTCGTACATGTATTCAAGAGCTTCGTCCAAACGGTCTTCGGCCTGTTGGACATCTATGTTTACTTGTATTACTGGTGCACCCAAATTGCGAAAGCAGTAATCTATGAAATCTTGCCGGGTGGTTATTGCCATAAAAATATTTATGAAATTGATAAATAATTGAAAGGAAATTTTGGAATGAAAAATCAAAAATCTTTAGAAGAAACTATAAAAGAATTACGAAATAAGTACAAAAATGTGCCATCTCCTTTGTCAGAAAACTACAAAAGAATGAATGAAAATGTAAATTTTGCACCACAACAAAAAACACCAGATTCATTCAGACAAGAATTGTTAACTAATTTTAAACCCCCAAAACGTGGATTTCAGTGATGATATTAAAAACTGAGTTATCTAGATCTTTGGTAAAACTAGAAAACAAAGATTTTGAAGATGCAGATTTGTGGGATAAAGTTTTAAAAACTTTAAAAAATGAAAAAATCAAACCATTTCACGATGTTTATTTTCAAGCAGACCAAAATAAAGCATTGTGGGTTTTAAAAAATTTGCAATCATGTGATTTAAAATATAAAGAAACACATATAAAAAATGATCTAATAACAGTGTTACTATAATGGAAGAAGAAAATTTTGAACAAGAAATTTTAAATAAGTTTCTACAGGGAGATTTAAACTCCCTGTCTTATCAAAAGCAATTATCTGAAACTGATTATAATTCTTCAAATTATAGAAAAGAAAAATACAAAAATATACCAGAAAATGATAAAGAGTTTGCTGATTATATAAAAAGAACTTACGGGTCCGTTTCTAGTTTTTTTGATTTTAGGCAGGATTTAGTAAAAGATAAATTGTATGATCCTTCTTCAGATTATCTTGCCGAAGTAGTAGTCATAACTGATGAAGAATATTATAAATCTGGATTTATATCACCTACAGAAGTTTTTTTTGAAATATTAAAAGGAATTGCAACAATAGAATATTTTAAGATGGACGGTAGGGCTGCAAAAATTGTAGGGACTCTAGAAGAAAATTTAATACCTTCAAGCCAGCAAAACACCAGAGCAAATGCATTTAGTTTTATAGGTTCAAGAAGAATTTTAGTGTGGGATTTGCAAAAACAAGGATGGTCTTCTTTTTATATGTCAAATCTTAGAAGATTTATCAAAGACGATACATATGGATTAGAATAAATAATTTAAATGAGCGATAACCATTCTAAAATGGATCATCTTTACGCGGTTCTCTTTAGAGAATCAAAAATTATTGTCTCAAAGTATGAAGACTATCTAAAAGAAAAAATCAGTTCAAAAGAACTTGCACAAAAGATGTTAAGTCTTCGTGATGCCATAAAAAGAATAGAAGAATCAAAATAATTGTTGACCGTTTTGATTGTGGTGGTAATATATCCCTCTATGATCATTAACGCTGATCCAAAACTTGATTACTCTGATGTTTTAATTGTTCCTCAGAAAAGCAATGTAAAATCAAGAAAAGAAGTTTGTCTTGAGGTCAGCAAGACTTTTAATAATGGAACTTCTTGGTCGGGTGTGCCTGTAATGGCGGCTAACATGTCCACCGTTGGCACCCATAAAATGGCACTTGTATTGTCCGAATATAACATCGTAACCTGCCTAAGAAAAGGTGGTGACTATTATTCAAGTTTTGCTTCTGCCAATCCCGATAAAGAAAAATATATTTCTCTTACTCTCGGTTTGGATGCTGAAAGCAAACTTTTTGTTGACAGTGCCGATATTAAAGATCCTACGTTTATTTGTGTTGATGTAGCAAATGGCTACATGACTGAATTTCATAATTTCACAAGAAAGGTTAGAGAAAAATGGCCGAAGTCTATTTTGATTGCAGGGAATGTCGTAACCCCCGAGGGGGTAGAGGAATTGTCAAAGGTTGGAGTAGATCTCGTAAAAGTGGGAATAGGATCGGGGTCGATGTGTCTGACCCGGCGTGTGGCAGGCGTGGGCTATCCACAACTATCGGCGGTATTAGAGTGTGCACAAACAGCCGAAGCATTCGGTATTGGGATCGTTGCTGATGGTGGCATAATTTATCCCGGAGATTTTGCAAAAGCATACGTGGCAGGCGCAGCCTTTGTAATGGCTGGAGGAATGTTTGCTGGCCACGATGAGTGTGGTGGTGAAATAAGACACGGTGAGCATGGAGAGCTCCGAATGTTGCACTACGGAATGAGCAGTAAGACTGCGAATGAGAAGTACAATGGCGGGCTTTCCGATTACAGAGCATCGGAAGGAAGAACAGTTGAAGTACCATATCGCGGATCTATACGAAATACGATACAGGATGTTTTTGGTGGTTTGCGCTCGGCTTGCTCTTATGTTGGCGCTTTTAATTTGCCTGAACTGTATTTGAATGGTAAACTGGTTAAAGTAAATCGCACTATTAACAACATTTTTGAGAACCACGAAATATGAATATTTTTGTCTTGGATGAACAGCCTGAAATTGCAGCACAGATGATGTGCGACAAGCATGTAGTTAAAATGATTGTTGAATCTTGTCAGCTTATGTCAACGGCTCACCATGTTCTTGATGGGGAGCAGTTGGTAGTTGATACAGGCAAGAGAAAATATACCACTAGCATTTGCACAAAGAAAAATATTTGCAAGGCCACAATGATCAATCACCCTTGCAGTATTTGGGTAAGAGAAAGTAGAAAGAACTATATGTGGCTTTGGAAGCATACCTATTCATTGTGCAAAGAGTACTCTGCACGATATGGTAAAGTGCACTCTATGGAAGCCATGCTAATGGACGGGCTTTACAGTCCACCTGTTAACATTCCAAGAGGCAAAAGAACTCAGTTTGTACAAGCCATGCCAGATCAATACAAGAATGAAAACCCAGTGATCGGTTATCGTCAATATTATTTGGCTGAAAAAACCAGATTTGCTAAATGGAAGACGGGTGTCATCCCTGCGTGGTTTTCGGCATCTGATCCTTTGCTTGGGATTTTTGACGAAGCTCTTCTTCCTTTTTAATTCTAATTGCTTCTGCTTCTTCTTTCATTGCATTGGAAAGATTTTCCATTCTTTTTGCAATGCCTGTTTTGTCGCGGATAGATTCTCTGTACTCTCTAGCATTCAAAAATTCAGATGCAGCCCCAGTTAAATCTCCAGCATTTAACATTTTTACTGCCTTTGGAGATTTGCCCAGCATACCTCTATAATATTCTGAAACAATTTCTCCCTGAAGTTTTGAAGAATAACTGGAAAGATTTGGAACTAATTTTTCTACTTTTGGAATTCTTACTGTAACATCTCTCTTTAAGAGAGAATCTGCTTGATCTGGAGTTAATTTTTGTTTTCCACCCAAAACTTTAGATCCAAATTCTGGATCTGTTTTGTGTTCTTCACCGAAGACTGTTTTGAATATTTCTGGTGATTCTTGTGTGATTAAATGACCGTGGCCAATAGTCATCAATCCTTTTGAGTCTTTGTACGGCGACAATATTTTTTCTTCATTGCCACCAGATTCATATACCTTTAAAATTTTGCAAATACCATTTATATCACAAACTTTTTTTTCTGTAGGTTTTACTTGAGAAGTAACTGTTTGTGTTTGATTTTCTTCATTCAAAAATTGTTTAAATGTTTTCATGTTATTTTGATTTGCAATTGCAAGTAATGATGTTATAATAAATCCTAACAAAGGAATCATATGAACGTAAAAGTATTTAGACTAAACTCTGGTGAAGAAATTTTATCTCGTTTTGAAGAAACAGATACACATTGGAACTTAAAAGACCCAGCAATCCTCGTTCCTCTTGAACGGGGTCAAATTGGTCTAATGCCTTGGCTAATGTATACAAAGGCAGCTAAAGGCGTTCA